TCAAATGAAGGACTGCTGGGGTAATCACATGGGGATCAATGTAGATGCGAGTGATGTGGTAGTGGTAATCAGCACTGGTGTTTTTAATGGAAAGCAAGGCACCATCCGTGGAAGCAGCAAGGTGGCACACCCCGTGGACTATGAAGGAGTCCTCGTTATGGGCAGCAATCTCCTCACCAGCAAAGGACTCAGAGGATACGTGTAGGCGGTTGTTCGTGTCAACCTTAGCCCAGGTTACTCCACCGGCACCGTCTTGAATTTGGCTAGTCATCTATTCTTCTCCACAGACGTATTCCTCGCCCGTAATCTCTGCTAAGTGTTTGTTCATTAATCGTAGCTCTACCAAGATTGATCCCAGCATACTAAAGACTCGAAAATCTTCAGAGGCTACAGGAGTGGCTGCATCAGCCGTGACACTCAGAGGGTCATCAGCGTCAGTAGTTACGGGCAGGGGAAGCTCGTTAATCCCCCGGCTTTGAAATCCACTCATCCTCGCCTCAAGAAGCCAGTGCCGCCGGTTTTGACCCTGCCACCCTTAGCCAAGTCGTTCTTAGGCTTGAGGGGGATTTTCACTTTGCTTCTGCCTTTAGGTAAGTTCAGAGGGTTGGCGTCTGGAGGAGTCAGGCTAGTTCCCCTTCCTGTAGCACCTTCAGTAGCCTGGGGCAGTTCGTCAAAGGACTTGCCCGTTGGGGCGTCACTCTCTAGCCTCTTGATGGTCTTCGCCTTGGCCTTTTTGCCCAGGGTTTTGAAGAGCTTTCCTGCCTGTCCTGCTAACCCTAGAACTTTCTCACCAGGGATTAAGGAAATAGCAGCTTGGGTGTAACCCTCGACAATCTTCTCTGGGTCTAGGGAGCTACCCTCTCGCTCCTCCTCGTTAAACGCACCCTGCTCTTTAAGAGTCTTCAGAGGGGCCATGTTCTCAATCTTCTCACGGCGGGAAGAGAGTTGGCTTAGGCGCTCTTTAGACCGTTCCCTGTAACTCGGCTCGTTTCTACGCTTTCTGCCGGTGCCAATCTTCTTTGGGGCCTGTCGCTTAGGAGCGGGCATGGCTACTTCAGGGATTGGAGCGGGGGCTTCCAAACGGGGTGCGTCACTTGCGGCCTTGAAGGGCAGCCCTTCGATGGGGTCAAGGCTGATATTCTGGTCCTTAAAGGCGTCCCAATCGTGGACCTGATAGGTGGCGCGGGGAACCCCATGAACGTCCTTGTAGGGGGTGTCTTGGTTGCGAGTGAGCTTTCCTTCTTTGACCAGACTATCTAGAGCGGGCTTTAAAAACCCAATGCTCAGATTGACCTGTCCTACAGCCGTCCCTCTGAGCTTTTGAACCACTACACTGTTTTCTTCCCAAAGGCTGTGTAGTTTGTCAGCCAAGTGGAGGGGCATTAGCATGTCTTTGGGGGCAGTGTTTTCACCCTCAGAGGACATGTCTTCTAGCATATCCCCAATGTTACCGTCTTCTGCAATCTCCAGGCGCTTCCTCTGAAGGTCGTTTAATTTTCCCCACCGTTTGGAAAGTTCTAGGTAGACACCCAAAGAGGCCTTACGGTCCCCCTGGTAGTTCTCCTTCTTGCTAACTTCCGTCTGAAGTTGCTGGTAAGTCGGGTCCTGCTCTGCCCGTTCCTTCTTCCTTAAGTCTTCCCTCAGGCTGATAACCTTGTTCTTCTCCTTGCGGGTTAGGTTCTTAAGGCCCTTTCTGAGCAAGGCTTCAATCTGCTGGTTTAGCGGGGTCTCACCAGAGGTTTCCACTCTTTCAGAGGGTGCTGTCTGCCCGGACTTATCAATCTTAGCGTCGAGCCACTCTTCCTCTTCAGCAGACTGAGCGGCAAGTTCCTGTTCAGCCTTTGAGTCTTGAATCTTCAGAACCTTGCTGATCTGGTTCTCTACAGTATCACCACGGCCCTTTTTAGCTCCACCCTTTCTAGCCTTAAGCTCTTCCTCAATAAGTACGCGCTCTTTCTTCTGTGCTTCAGAGGGGGAGCGATTGGCCCTTAAAGCCTTAAGCGCACTGTTGAGCCTAGTGTTAGAGTCGTTCTTAACACTGTATTCAGAGTAGCCCATTCTACTGACTCATCTGAATAGCCTGAAGAACCAATTGCATGGTCCCTACGCCCAAACCTAGGATAGCAATTAGGAACATTTTAGATCAGTGCGGTTGCTACTGGAATGCCTGTTGAAGCAGTGGTTGCTGAGGTGGCTACTGCCCGAATGTGGGAGTATGGGCCACCAGTAAACTGCTGGAAGGTGTTAGTCTTGAAGGTGCTTCCAAGCTCAGTGAAGTTCGTGCCATCTATAGAGGCGGAAATCTTCACACGATCAGTGGAGCCTGAGCTAATGCCGGTAACCTGAACGTTGAACGTTAAGGCCCCCGTAGCAGCTTGGGCTGTCCCCGTGGTGGTCGTACTTCCGCTTGTGGCAGTCACCAATGTGACCTTATTGAAGCGGTGGTTTAAAGCTTTGGCCATTTTCTAATATCCAAACATTGCGTCTTGTGGAGGGGGTGGAGCGTCTGAGGTTTTGAAAGACTGCTCAGACCCTAAGGAGCGGGCTACTGTAGGGCGGGACATTACCATATACCTGAGGGCGTCATAGCAGTGGTCATCAGACTTGGTGTCAACATCCTCAGGATTGTTGTCTGCCAGGGGGATTGTGGGTAGTGTGCGAATTAGGTTCTTGCAGTTGCTGAAGAACTTCAACTTGGCTTGGCCCATTTCGTCAGTGGCAAGCCTACGGTGAACTTCAATCTTGCCAGCAACCCTGGCCCTGTCTGCCTGTCTCCAGCGTACTCCCCGGTGGATCATACTCTCAGCAATTGAAGGCCCGGTTTCGCCCCGCTTGGCCCAACAGCTTGAATCAAGGATACCATCTTGGATAGGAGGGTCTTCAGATTCTAACTCCAGAATTTTCTGGGCGAGTGCTTCCCCGGTGTAGCCCTTGGCGTAAAGTTCACGATAAACGACAATATTGCCATCCCAATCAACAGCACCCCAAAGAATGGCAGAAGGAGAAGCGTACCCATAATCGCCACTCCTAATCCGTATCCACGATTTCGGAAGTTCATAAGGCTCAACCACATGTACGCTTCGATCAAATTCAGTAAACGCCGCACCTTCCGCAACATCCCAGTCCCCCTCAAGGAGTCTGCGCCTCTCCACTTCAGGGAGAGACATGAGGTTTTCCATGTACTCATCGGAGTGCATTAGGAAAGGGTTGTCAGTCAACTTGGCTGGGATAAACCTCCGTTGAAATAGAGGAGTCCCTGATTTCTCATGCCAAGCAGGGTATTTCAGAACCGCGCCAGTTTCCATGTCAGCAGCCCAGAAGGGTTTCCCCCAATCGGCCCTGTCGATGAACATTTTCTTGATCCACCAGCCGCCCACATAGCCTGGGTTTGCTGTAGCCCTCATGCAAGGCTTGATTGCTGGGTTGGTGGACCGTAAGCGGGACCTTAAGTAGTCCCAAACATAGGGCGTGGCGTAATGGCCTAGCTCATCCACCCCAATCCACTGATAGGCCTGTCCCTGGTAGCGTGTAACGTCTGAGTCCCTGTCCACGTAGGAGAAGTGAGCCGTCGCTCCACTAGGGAAAACCCAAAGGGATTTGGATTCTTTGAATTCCGAGCCAGGAAAGGCTTCGTGGTAGAGCGACTTGGATTTATCAATGAGTTCTGTTAGTTCAGAGAGGGTTCTCCTTAGGAGAAGCGCCCGGTAGTCTTTCAGATGGGCGTAACGGAGCAGATCGACCAACATGGCGTAGGACTTGCCGCCACCAGCAGCACCTCCGTAGAGGACTTCCCGCTCAGGGGCCGCAAGGAAGGATGTCTGAGGACCCTCGTTAGGCCGGAATACTACCTTATCTGAGGCTTCAATCGCCTCTCGGACCCTAGGAGGGACCGCTTTAAGGTCATCTTCGGTGATTGCAGCGGGGGTTTTGCCTGATTCCGCCCCTTGGAGCTTTGAAAGCCCTTCTTTCTTCTTCTGAAGGTTCCTCCTAGCGTTGAGAACCTGTCTTTCCTTCTTATTGGCCTCTCGTTTGGCTTGGTCAAGGACCTTTCGGGCCTCTCTACGTAGCTGTACCTTACGGCTTACGTGGTAGTTGCCCTTTTCGCCCGGTTTTAGCTTAGGACGCCCCATCTAAAACCACATCCTGCATTTCGTCTTTGTTAGGGAGCAACACAATCCCGTGAATGGCCCGAACTTCATGTTGAACGCGCTCTGTCTTAGAAACACCGGAGCGGTCTAGAACGTCCTGAGCAGCAGCAAGCCTTAGTTTAGCCACATTGACAGAATATCCAGCATTCTCATCATAACCCATAGTGCCATGAATAGTAGACACAGCCTTAGAGGCGTGTGCCGCCAGTTCCGTCTGTGCCCGCTCAAGGATTTCATCTTTCAGAGAAGCAACTAGCCAGCCTTTAGAGGCGATTTTGTAACCCGCCTCTGTGACGGCCATTGGGACATCCCCACCGTTGTCAAAAAGCAATTCAAGGAACTTCTCCTGCTTCTCGGAGAGTTCCCGCTTCTTGTCTCTGGGGGTGGGTAGGATGTTGTCCGTCATGCACTGCCTTTGGCGTCTTCAAACACAAACCGATTGAAATCATCTTCCACCTCAGAACGGTGTTCCTCTAGTCTGAAGTGGTTGTCTAGCTTGATCTTGTGGAGGGTTTCTTCGGTGTCCTCCAACCCTGGGTCCACATAAGTTAGGGTGGAGTACACACCTTTTTGACCCTCCAAAACGGACTCCACTCGGAACCCTTTAGGACCCTCAGAGGGATCAATGTTCGTGGTAACCTTATGAGTGACTTGCACTTGCTTCTCTCAGACCCCTCTGAAGGAGGTCCTCAAAGGATTCATGTTTAGTCGGCTTGAGGGGCACACCATCTTTCAGGTGAAGGAACTTGTCTAGGTCAATGGCAGAGTGGGCTACTACACAATCGCCAACTACCAGAATCAT